ATATGCAACGACACGGTCCAATATCCGCATAATAATAAACAAGAGCCGGTCCTCCAAATATAAAACTGAAAATATAGCCCACGCAAGAAACTCCCTATTAAATATAATAAAAACAGAATACTCGTCAACTCCTTATTTTATAATGATGGATTCAAATAACTATTCGTGTATTGGTGATATCGATATGGATGTTCTCAACAATGTCCTTGAACGTGATGATTGGGACATGGTTTCGTTTGATAGGGAAGCCGGTTATTATGATTTTTGGGCATTGTCTTATTATCCATTTGTTTATAGCTTTTTTCATTTTGATGACTATAAAAAAGTTCTCAATGCACTACAATTAGATTTTTATAAAACTCTAAGTGACTACAAGGAAAATAAACCAGATGAGCTTATTACAGTAATAAGCGCATTTAATGGTTTTGCTATTTATAGAACGCCCAAGTTTTTGAATTGCTCTTATAGTTCAGACATTGATATTTCGTTGTTTCCGCAACAGTTTTTATTGGCAAATCAGCAAGCCGTTGGCTCAAAAATAATAAAATTTAAGAAGTGCGATTGCGAACATCGTAAATTTCATATGGAGGCAATTTTACGTAATAATGCGAAGATAAGGATATCGACAAAGTCGTTGTTTAAAAAATTCAATGAAACGGTCGCGTTTAAACATGATGGACCGTGTTAGGACCACATTTCATTAGGCCTTCATCAATTTCTTTTTACCTTGAACATCAACCAAACGACCTATTAAAATAGGTTGTGTTGTACCCTGTGTAGCCTGCATATAGCTATTAAAATCATAAATTTCATTTGAATTTTCGCGCTGGGCATAATCAGTGCCATTAATTGTGATTTTACTAGCGCGCCACTCCAATTTACGAACATCAAGGCCTTCTTTCTGGGCCTGGTCGTCGTCAAGACTAGGATATGACGAAAATTGATTTGATTTTACAACATCAACGCCATAACATATGAGGTTCTCACTATTCTTCGAAATCGTAGAATAAATCTTACAATCAATGGCGCTTTCTTTAACGGCCTTTAATATTTCATTATTAATGCGCTGTTTAACACTAGCCATTTCATATAGTGTTTCATCAGTAGTTACAGGCGTCTTTTTATCTAGGCGGCTCACATCTCGGATACGGAGTTCTATATTTGCCTCGTCTGTTTTTTGCTCTTCACTAAACGTAGAAATATATAAAAACACTTTTACAGTACGTAATTCGGGTGGTAAATCTTGGTGACTGCAAATACGACGCGCGCGACCTACGACCTGGTCAATGCGTACCATATGCCAATATGGCTCTACAATATGTACGAAACGTGTATTACGTAAGTTAATGCCCTCTGCGCCAGACGACGTAATCATTAATATTTTTACGACCTCACCATAGTTATTATTTTCAGCCTTTTGTTTAAGTTTTGTTGCAATTGTTGCGGGAACATAATCCCACATACCATTATAAACGTTACGTATTATTTCCTTTTCTTCAGTGCCTTCTGTGCCAGTATATAAAGCAAATTTAGGTTTTGCTGCATCCGCTTCTGTCTCTACAATATCCCAAATTTCGCCTGTTTTTTTGATTTTAAATTCAGCAAACCCATTCGCTAATAAAATAAGACGCATAATAGCAATGCCCTCTATAGTGCGGAAATTACTATATAATAAGTGAAGGCCCTGATTAGTTTCGTCCAAAAGGTTCTCTAATATCTTTGCAAATTTCGGACTATACATAGGCAACGCATCTTTGGATAAATATTCACTTGCCTCTGAGCCATCGACTTTTTTACTCAAGTCTTCCATGGCCTTTTCAATGCGTTTTTCATATTTTTGGAATTCAGGTTCGGCTTCCTCGGCAGCAATCTCATCTTGCTCTTCTTGGCCTGCATATTCGTCGATTTCTAGCAATTGTTCTTTTGGAACTACATCTAATAATGCCTCATTTACTTCCTCACCTTCTTTTACATTAGGAACAGGGCGTTCAATGGATGATGGGAATGCAAAATTACAGCATGCTCTAGAAAAAATACGATATGTCGATGAAATATTAAAAGCATCCTCTTCTCCGGGTTTCACAGGCTTTCGTTTGGCCGTTTTGGAGCGTTTTTCTTGGTCGGCTTCTATTCTGCGAATCTTGACGTAAATACCAAACTGATGAGGGGTCATTGGCGATTTAACAACATGATAAATATCGCCGGCTGACGTTGTAACAAAACTGGGCAGCAATTGTTCTTGGGCGCTACGGAAATATGACGTAAGACCTAAAATACGGCGTTTAAATACATTCATTGCGCTAGATGTTACCACGCCCTCATTTACAAACATATTCATAAAAGCTTCCGCGTCGTCTGGTAACGCCTTATATTTTTTGAGTTCAATAGAGCCTCGTATAGTAAGACCATTTTTGGCACTTTTTAAAATAGATTGAACGCGGTTAATAAAATCATCGTCAGAAATATTTCCAGTTTCATCCATTTGTACTCCATTATAGCGGTCGAAAACTGGGCCGCCACTACCTCCCAAATAAGGATTTTGCAAATTTTTATCATACTGAATAGCTGCATCTTCCTCTTCAGATATGCCTGACATAACAATAGTAGGTATTTTTATAAATTGCTCTTTATTAGAGCGGGTTTTATTGGACGACTTGGACGACCTTGATTTTTTAGTAGCGCCGCCACCTGACTGGCCCTTCCCTTTCGCTAATGCCCCTCTCTTTTTCGTATTGATAAAACCAAACGGGTTTCGTGTAATAGTCAACTTATTGTCTGCATAATCGACATAATCAAACGTCTTCATATTACCCTCGTCGAGCATTTTCAAAATAGTCTCCGTATTTAGTTTCTCGGCCTTTTCCCAAACTGCAGGAATAGTCCATGTCTTAATATATCCACGAAGAATATTATATAAAATACCAATTTCATTCGGGTAATTAATAATCGGCGTTCCAGATAAGAGAACAATACGCGCATTTGACGCATTCATCAAATAATCATATAAAATATAAGATATAGATTTGGGTTTTTTGATTTTATTAACGATACGGCTTACAAAATTATGGGCTTCGTCAATCACTACTACAGAATTATCAAAAGGATTGCGCGTAAAATCGCCCGAAAGCATTTTAGTAATTTGCGTAAGATTATTTGCATTATAGTGGATATCCGTATATTTACTACGAATCATTTCATTTAATTGCTCGTCGACTTCAAGCTGTTGTTCAGTTTCTAATTCAGTATAATTTGATTCTTTTTGGATATTTACTAACCACGCGCCTTTATGTTTACGTATATATTCCATAGAAAGTGAAAGTGCTCTAGAAAGGATGCCAACGTACTCTGGTTTGCCTTCAATACTAATAAACTCCCAAAACTGGTTTTTCTTATAGAGTTCATCGCCGTATTTTTTCATCTCACTAAAAAAGTTCATTTTTAATGACGCTGGTGTCAAAACAAATACTCGCTTATTGCTCTTCATGCCCTCGGCAATTGCGATAGAACTCGCCGTTTTTCCTGCGCCTAAACCGTGATATAATAAGAGGCCGCGGTAAGGAGTATATAAATTTAAATAGTCGCGAACTATTTTTTGATGGGTCAATAGTTCGAACTCGGCACCCTGGCGCGATTCACAAGATACAGATTCCGCTGTATCCATAAGTTCCTTTTGATAGGGTTTAAATAGCTCAGTTAATTTTTGGGTGAATATCTTACGGTTACTCATATAGTACGTAGGGGCTCTGATAATAATCTTCTCTTTTTCTTTGGGTAGACGGTCAGCGACTTTTTGCGTACGAATCATAGCTGTTGTTAAATCGACCTCGGGAACAGGCTCAATTTCAGTAGACTTCTTCTTTCTGCCACGCTTAGGTTTTTCGGTAGGTTCGGGTCCCGCGTCCTTAGGCAAAACTTCTTCGACAACGGCTTCTGGCTTTTGAGCAGCAATCTTTGGTTTAATAACTAATTTCTCACCGGTTTTAATGGGGGCAACAACTTCGATTTCGACTTTTTCCAAAGGTAGAGGCGCTTCGAGCAAAGCTTCAGGTGTAATTGGATTAAGTGTATCTTTTACATCAAGATGGTCACTTAATCGAGCTAATATCCTTTTAATATCTATTTTACTAGTTTTACGTTTATCCAAAATTTTCATTTCATTAGGACCAGGACCAGGACCAGGACCAGGAACAGGACCAGGAACAGGAACAGGACCAGGACCAGCGTCCACACCCTCGCCTTCTTCAACGCCACTATCCTTTTTTTCAGTTGGAGCATCTTGATATCTATAATTAACCTCCTCGTGTTTGAAAGATATTGGTTTTTTTTCTAATACTACTAAAGGTTGAAATGGTTTATTGCTCATATTTGTAACTATAATATAATATATTCATACAAAATATATTCTATTCTCTTTTCTTGTCAAAATGCATTCGGTAAATTATAAAAATCTTTATTTCCATAAAACAAATACGAAAATGCCTGTTGAGGTAGTCCAATATCAACACCATTATCACTACCTCTTGCTGTGCGTATATTTTCGCCCTGTATTAAATCTGACATAAACAGAAACCGTCCCTAGTCAGATTATATTTGTGGCCATTTGCGATAGTTCGTTCTTTATATAAAATAAAATAGTTTACGCAAAATATTATTCCGACCAAAGCTATTGATAATAATAAGTTATATTTCATATATATCCATTTGCTAAATTATGCAGCAAAAAAATATTGGTTTGTAAACACAAACACTGCATACTATGGTTACAATTTTAAACAATCGTAGGGGTTTTAGACAAGAGAATAATTGTGAAATTCAAAAACCTTTTATTTTGGCTCGTCGACTAGTTCGGCAATGACTTATAGGCTAACTAATGTTGCAAGCAGAATATCAGCGTGTATTGGATTTTCAAAATCCACTTAAATTACGAATCGCCGTATCACACGCAACCTGCTCAGCCTTCTTTTTGATTTTATGAATTCCCTCGCCCAAAAATAACAATATCTTATTATGTTGTGACATATATTGATGGATTTCATAGTAAGACGTAAATCGAGTTATATTAATTGCCTGACTCGGTGTCACGGAATGGATTGGCTGTCCCAAACACAAATAAACGCCCATGTGATAACCTGTTTCTGAATTATGTTCCTCAACCTCCAAATAGTCAGGCGTCACCTTAAATTCCTTTTGAATCTTCACCTGGAGAATATTTTTGAAATTATCGTCGTTTTTAATTAGACTAATCCAATCTACGTGCTTTTCAAATACATTTTCAACAAATATCTGGACCATTTGGAACCCAGGGCCAGTGACAAACACATCCTTGAACCATCCGTCTTCGTCATTTACCGTAATCTTATTAAAATCCAAGAACATGGCGCCCAAAAACGACTCAAAAAGACAGCCCAATTTCTTAAGGTTGGTTCGGGTTTGTTTACCCTCTGCGTGCTTAGAAAGAACAAACCACTTATGCAGTCCCATCTCATATGCCATTTTACCAATAGATTCGTTTTTAACTAGGGCGATTTTCTTTTCAGTCATAAACCCCTCATTCTCTTTAGGGAATCGTCGATACAAATAATATTTAGTGATACATTCCAGTACACCATCACCTACAAACTCTAATCTTTCATTAGATTTTGTATATAGAGGCAAACAATCGTCAGGTTTAGGGACAATAATAATGTTATTTGATTCGTTTTCTATATTTGGGCGCTTAATATAAGAGCGATGAATAAATGCACGCTTATAAAGTTCAAAATTGTGAATATCGACACCAATACCATAATTAGTCAATATCTGTTGAATTTCCTTTTCTGAAATCTGTTTATTTAGGGGATTAAATGGGTCAAAAATATAGGTATCCTGGCCATTTGAGTTTTTTTCAATGCGTATGTCTTCGTCCATATTCATGTTATTTTTAAAATAAAATGAATACACCTAAGTATCTAACGCGCATTGTTTCTATGTTGTTTCCAAATAATGTTTTGTATATTGATTTGTCCAAGTAAAAAATATTTAGCTAATATATATTACATAAAGTATATAAGATGCCTCAAGGAAATGCTTTTCGTTCATCTAGCCGCGCCCAAATGGGCAGCAGTGCCATTACTACACAAACTCAAGGAGGAGGCAACAAAAAGGCCGGATTCCCTTACCAAGTAGGCCGTGACACATGGGTGTCTATCTACTTTAACTCTACTAACCCCGTCGCTGGTCACTGCTGCAAGTTACCTAGCTACCAAATGAATCTCTTCCCCAATGCTCGCCCCAGCCGCCCCATTGGCTCTACGTACAGCCCCAATACGTATTTCCATATTCCTGGAACTGGCCGTTAAACATATATTCAATTTATACATTTTTGAAACAATATAGTAATTTCGCATAGATTACTATATTATTATGAAGATTATTATAGATGAACGTGAACATGCACTATATAAAGAATGCCAAGCGTTTTTATCTAATGGTCAATTTACGTCAATTATTTTAGACAGACAAGTTCTCGCACTAGGCGACGTTTTATTGAGAACCAATGACGATAAGGATATTTTATTGATTGAGCGCAAGTCGTTTTCAGATTTATTATCATCTATAAAAGACGGTCGTTATGAAGAACAATCATATCGCTTATTAAATTCCGGCGAATTTTTACCCCATTCTATTTTTTATTTAATAGAAGGAATATTCTCGCAATTAAGGGCGCCAAATGATAAAAAAATCATAATGTCGGCAATGACGTCTCTACAATACTTCAAGGGATTTAGTTTGTATCGCACATCGTCTGTATATGAGTCAGCAGAATGGGTCGTTTCTATGGCAAATAAAATAGAGCGCGAACTAGCCAAGGGAAAGCAACCATATTTCCAAACCGCGCCATATTTGCGCAACAATAATGCGGTGGTTATTGAGAATGAAATGACAACGACGACTAGTAACAACGTTACGGGCGCTGATTATTGTGCCGTTGTAAAGAAAGTAAAAAAGGATAATATTACGCCTGAAAATATAGGTGAAATAATATTGTGTCAAATACCCGGAATTAGTTCAGTAACTGCTATAACAATTATGAAAAACTTCAATGGGTTCCCACACTTTATGGATGAATTACAAAAAAATCCGGCATGTATAGAGAACATTACAATAGAAACAAATGGAAAAATACGTAAAATTAATAAATCTAGTATTAGCAATATTAGACAATTTCTATTAAGTGCGCCCACTAATCAAGATGCTTGTGTTTAGTTGGATTTTGTGCCCAAACCTTCAAGCTCGTTGACTACCTGTTCTAGCTTTTCTGCGACCTCTGTAAGCTCAACGTTTCTTAATATTTCAGTGACCTCATTATCGTCTTCTGGTTCAGTCGCACTAACGGTTATCTTTACGGCGTCCTCCTCTTCGAGCTCGCGTTCATTTACAGTGGGTTCCGTATCATGGACAGTATTATCTAAAACCTCGGTAGTTTCACCTACCTTCTTGAATCCAGCACACCAATTTTTAATTCTGTTACAAAAATCCATTTGTAATTAATAATATAAACTTAGATTTTTATATTGTTATCAATTTTTTATAGTTCGTCGCGCGGTTTGGGGAAAGGACTAGGCACGTCGGGGAAAAACGCTACTTTAGGTTGGAATAAAACCGGTTTGCTAATATTATTGCCCACGTATTTTCCAGAATCGACCATTTGCTGAGTATATGTAGTTCCAGCCCAGTTTATGTCCATTGGATTATCACTTATCTTATTCATTGACGTAGAGTCGTGTATTTTATCTATATCTGTATAAACTCCAACATAGTGACCATATGGGTCGAAACTAGGATATTGGTTTGTATTATATGAATGGTTGGCACGAGATGCGTCATCATGCATAATAACTTGTTTTTTATCAATGGGATTTTGCACCTCAGTAATCGATGGTGTTCCGCCGTTTAATTCAAATGGACTAGGGCGCATTCTATATACATCTTGTCCTTGTGCGTTGTTCTCTTGTTGTAAATATAAAACTGGGCAATTAATTCCTTTTTTGCGTTGTACTTCTAAATAGTTAATATATTCATCTAAATTGAAAAATGGGATAGGGTTCTCTCCTTCAATAATGGGTTTAGTTGTATTATATAACATTAATACGTTTCCTTTTTGTACTAATAAATCAGGGCAATTGCTACTGTTCTGTTGTTCGTTTTTATTATCTGCGTCAAAACCTTCCTTCTTTTTCTTACATCCACTACTAGTTGGTTTACCAAAAAACATCGTAACATATAAACCAGCTAAAAATATGATTATTAAAAATAATAAAAATAACAACTTGATTTTACTCATTGACTAATATTCCTATATACTATTTAGAGAAGAAAACATTTCTAATTATAGTGTATAATGCCACATAAACGAAAGAGTAACAAAAAACCGATAAGTGGCGATGACCATGAACATTTAACCAAGAAAAACGTTCATGTTATTTTAATACACTCCAATAGCTGCGGTTACTGTACACAATTAATGCCTGAATGGGATAGAATGGAGGGCATAGTACAAAAAGACGATGGATTGAATCAACAATGTGAGGTCGTTAAAATTGAAAGTGCCGAAGTAGATGACAAAATTGAAAAATATAAGGCTCTTATTGGAAATCGTGATATTCCTATAAATGGGTATCCTACGATTGTCTCTATAAAAGGCGGAAAACTTCATAGCTATGCTGAAGAGAGAAGCGCGGAAGCTTTGGTAAATTGGATTCGCAAATTAGCAAGTCAACGGGAATATACCGGTGGAAAAAAATCCAGACGTAAGCGCAGAAAGCGTTCGGCTTGCAAATCATGCAAGTCAGGACGGTTGTTTTCGTTGTGGTAAATCTTTGCGTTTTTTGTATTGATATATTTAAATGAATACAAATAATTGTCATGGCGGAAGGTTCGGCAATTGTTTTTTTACGGGAATGGCGATGCATTTTATTGCCAAAAAGAACAATTTAGCAGTAACCTATAAAATGCATCATAAATTCAAAAATTTGGGAATTGATTTATTCGTAGGAGAAAAAACATATGGCGAACATATTTCTATGCGCGATGGGAATTTTATGGAGCTTATATTAGGTGAGCCAATAAATAAAAACATACATATTCTTAATAATGTATGGTGCCAAACCCGGGAGTTTTCTTTATATTTAAGGGACTATTTTAATCTCGCTGAACAAAAAGGCCGTATTATGGAGTCAAATCAGTTTAAAGAGCGATATCAAAACAACAACGATGTCTATGTACATATCCGTTTAGGTGACATTGTTCAACATAATTATTTTCAACCATTTGAATACTATGATAAGATATTGAGCGGGCTAGAATTCGAGAACGGCTATTTTTCATCGGATACAAGTGAACATCCAATATGCCAAGAGCTAGCCCAAAAATATAATTTAAAAAAATATAGTGAGCCTGATGAAAAAACTATTATGTTTGCAAGTACTTGTAAGCACATCGTTTTATCTAGTGGCACATATTCTTGGATGATTGGATTTTTTGGTTATTTTTCTGACGTATATTACCCTAAGGTCCATAAAATTTGGCATGGTGATATTTTCGTATTTCCTGAATGGACAGAAATTGAATATTACACCTTTTCGCATTGAAAATGCGCAAAGGCAACGTTACCTTTCACTCATTTACGCCCAAAAAGTGGGCGTTTTGAATGAGAAAAGGTGTAATATTGAACTATAGCACACATTGTAAAAAAAATGTTTATGTTATTGTAGTCCGTTTTTCTAATTATGAATTTATTTCAAACAAACAATGCAAAGATAGTGCGGAATATTATTTGTGTCTTTATGCAATAACTTAAAATAACCAATCCTTTCAAACTCAAACACAACATCGTGACCACAATCCAATACATAGCTTTCAACAAACCCGTCGTAAATATTTTTTATAAGCGGATTTTCAGTGTCTATAAATACAAATCTTGCCGGCACAGCATGACTTACGGAAAGCCAATGTATAGTAGATTTCACTGATTTATCTTTTTTCAAATTACATGCAGAGACATAGACAACATTATCAACAACGCATTCGTATTTCACGATATCAAAGAACTTAAATCTCACCATTTTATTTATTGGCGACAACCTGTAATAATCATCATCGTGCTCTAGTTTAAAATCATCATTTTCTATGTATATTTCTCTGCTTATAGTTGTAGTATGATAGTGTTCAGGATTATTCGGAATGTGCGGATGCATACAAATTTTTTCTTCGTCCAAGTTTTTAATTACGCATTTTATTGGGTTTACTACGGCAAAACATCTGATTGCGCTAGGATTATAATGAGTAATCAGCAAATGATGCACAAGTTTCATAGAGACAACTGTTTTTACCTTGCCAAGACCTGAACATTTTGCTATGGCTTTAATTATTTCTGGTGTATATCCACGTTTGCGCATACCTCTCACAGTAAGTAAAGATGGGTCATCATAACCAGATACTACACCTTCATCGATTAATTTTTTAATGTTTCTTTTAGATAGTGTATTGTTCTCAACAGTCAGTTTTCCAAACTCATGGACGTTCGATGTATACAATGAGCATCCCAAAGAATTCAATGTGTTGGTTGTCCAATAGTATAAATCGCGGCGAATATAAAACTCGTCCGTGCAGTATGACGTAGTTATGTTTTCAAGAGCATCAACAATACCATGACTATAATCATATGACGGATAAATGCACCAAGTTTCCCCGGTTTTGAAATGCGGAGTATAGTTTATTCTATATGCAATGGGGTCTCTTAACGTATGATTGTCGTTGGACATGTCTATTTTTAAACGAAGAACTGCGCCACCTGATTCATATTTTTTATTTTTCATGTTTTCAAATTCCATTAGATGCACATCTGGAGACATACACCTATATGCGTTTTCAACCCCAAGGTGTCTTTCCTCTTTTATTGTTTCTGGTGTTGAAAAATCAACATACGCATATCCATGTTTAATCAAAATACATGCGAAATTAAAGAGTGTATCAAAATAATCGGATGTATATGTAACCTCGCCCGGGTCATACCCAAGCCACTCCATGTCGCGTTTTATTTCATTTACAAACAATTCGCTTTCATTTGATGGATTTGTATCATCTAATCTTAAATGACACAAATTGCCTTCGCCGTAATTTATCAATAAAGATTTACAATGACCGATATGCAGAAACCCGTTGGGTTCCGGGGGGAAACGCGTAACCGTCGGCATTGTTGTGTTAAAATTGGATTTTATGATAATCTATAAAAATAGTTCAATTTTTTACCAGTTTTCGTTATAAATCTGATGTATGCGTGCATTAAAAAATTGAACCTTAGAAATATTCAAAAAAGGGTTAAATAATAAACACCTATTAACAATAATGGCTCCAAAACATACAAGGAAACCCTCTATAAAAAAACTATTTCGATTATTCGATTTCAATGTATTGGATGGCGCGGTAATGGACGGTTCTAGTTCCGGCTCTGATAATGATTCAACAAGTGAACCAGAAACTAGTTCATCGAAAGAAAAGTGCTTCGTCATTCAAATGTTTGGAATAAACGAAAAGGGCGAAACCTGCTGTTTGTATATGCAAGAATATCAACCATTCTTCTATATGAAAGTAGGTGATAACTGGACAAACACTAATATGGCCGCACTTTTACGCGAAATCCGCGAAAAGGTTGGTAAGTATTTCGCGGATTCGATAGTTTCCACGGAGATGGTTGACCATTACAAGCTCTATGGTTTTAGTGGTGGTAAAAAATGCAAATTTATGAAAATTGTCTTCAAGAACACAATTGTCATGAATAAAGTGAAAAATTTATGGTATGCATATAAAAAGAGCGATGACAAAGGCAAAGCTGGAGGCAAAGGAGAGCGCTACCGTGTGAAATTTATGTTTCAGGGGATTAGTTTAGAGCTTTACGAAAGCAACATCCCACCGCTTCTTCGGTATTTCCATATTCGAAACATTAGTCCTTCAGGTTGGGTATCATTCTTAACTGACAAGGTTGTCAAAGTGGCGCAAAAAACAACGACATGCGACTTTGAATATATCTGTCCTCTAGAAGAACTAGTGCCTGAACCAGAAAAGGAGACGCGTGTTCCGTATAAGATATGTAGTTTTGATATTGAGGCTAGTAGTAGTCATGGAGATTTCCCAGTTCCGGTAAAAACCTACAAGCGACTTGCATCAAATATGGTGGACGTGTTTATCAAACAGGCGGCTGTATTAGATAAGACACGAGCTGAAGTATTACTATTAAAAATAATGATGGCTGCGTTTGGGTATGGTAAGTTTGACGACATCGATTTGGTGTACCCAAAGCAAGCAACATCAAAAGATAGGGTAAATAAACTAGTGAAAGAACATTTATTAAAACAGACATTGGAAGACATAAAATCTTCTGACGAAGATGATACGGACCGTTCGTATATAATGAAAATCGATGCAATGTTCGAAAAGATGAAGGAAAATGCTTATGCTGGTGCGGATGGTGGTGCGGATGGTGATGGTGGTGAAGAGGAACCTAGTGATGGAACTAATAACGAGCCAAAATTCAGTTATGGAAAAAAACCATCTGCGCAACCTACCATGAACATGCGTATTACTATAATTGAGCTACTACTAAGCGATAAATATAGCAGAGATGAAAAGATTCAAATGATTACAGATGCATTTACGAGGTCGACGAAATTTTCACAACTGAAGGGCGACGAGGTAACATTTATTGGTTCGACGTTTTTGCGATACGGTGAGTCCGAGCCATATTTAAACCATTGTATTGTAGTCGGCGATTGCGACGAAGTAGAGGGCGCGGTCATTGAAAGCACAACTTGCGAAAAAGACTTGCTCTTGAAATGGACCAAAATTATTCAAAAAGAAAATCCAGATATAATTATCGGATATAATATTTTTGGGTTTGATTATGAGTTCATGTTTCGCCGTGCGCAAGAAAACCATTGTGAGCAAGAATTCTTGATGCTATCTAGGAAAAATGGTGAATTATGTGCGTCCGCGCCATATGATGACCCAGGTAATTTAGATATTGAGAATACAAAGCTTGTTATTGCTAGCGGAGAATACGATTTGCGGTTCTTCAAAATGAGCGGTCGACTACAGGTTGATATGTATGCATATTTACGTCGCGATTTTAACCTGGCTTCGTATAAATTAGACGACGTCGCAGGTGAGTTTATCAGCGATAATGTTAAGAAACTTGTTTGTTTAGAACACGCAGAGTTTGGTGAAGTTACTGAACTATATAGTCAGAATTTAATGGGCCTTCATACAGGAGATTTCATTCACATTGGATTTGTCGGGTTTACGTCTGACTATTACAAGGATGGTAAGAAGTTCCGCGTACTAGATATCCAAAGGGGTCGTGAAGACCCTGATACAAAGGCAACATATAATGTAATTATTATTGGCGGACATGAACAAATTGATAGTTCAAAGCCCATTAAATGGACAATGGCAAAAGATGATGTTACCCCGCAAGATATTTTCCGACTGGCAAACGGCGACTCTAGCGACCGCGCTATTGTCGCAAAATACTGTATTCAGGATTGTAACCTTGTTCATCATCTGATGAATAAAATCGATGTAATTACCGGGTATGTTGAGATGTCTAGTATTTGTAGTGTTCCTATTAGCTTTTTGGTGTTTCGCGGCCAAGGTATAAAACTCACATCCTACGTGGCCAAGAAATGCCGGGAAAAAGATACTCTTATGCCTGATGTTGAAAAGTCTGGCGATGCGGATGGATACGAAGGCGCGATTGTGCTCCCGCCAAAATGTTCGATGTATATGGATAACCCAGTAGCATGTGTAGATTATGCGTCTCTATATCCATCTTCGATGATTAGTCAAAATTATTCACATGATAGTAAGGTATGGTCCAAAGAATATGATTTGGAAGGAAAGTTAATAAACGTCTCTGGGCAACGTGATGCAGCAGGAAATTTCATTTATGATAATATGCCTGGATTTCAGTATATTGATATGGAGTTTGATACGTTTAAATATATTCGTAAGACGCCGACTTCGCGCGCCGAAAAAACAAAGGCTGGTAAAATTGTCTGCCGTTGGGCGCAATTTCCAAATAATAAAAAGGGTATTATGCCAAGCATTCTAGAGGAACTACTAAAGGCCCGCGCGGATACACGTAAACTAATCAAGACTATCAAGGACCCATTTATGCAGAATATTTTGGATAAGCGGCAGCTTGGATACAAAGTAACTGCGAATTCTCTTTATGGTCAGTGCGGTTCACGCACATCGACATTTTATGAAAAAGACGTTGCGGCAGCAACCACCGCCACTGGACGTATGATGATTACATATGCTAAGCGTATGATTGAGGAAGTTTACGGCAACTTGGTATATGAGACCGCGTTACAAGGACCGGTTAAGTGCAAAGCAGAATATGTATATGGCGATAGCGTAGCAAATTATACTCCAGTTTATGTCCGCAAAGACGGTAAGTTTGATATTTGTACTATTGAGCAATTATGTGATAAATACGGAAATTCAATCTGGAGTCCTTGTTTAGAAGAAGGTAGACAAGAAAAGGAAGTGTGTGAATTGCCTGGTCTAGAAACCTGGACAGAGCGCGGTTGGACGCGATTGAATCGTGTTATTCGACATGTTCTTGCTCCTCATAAAAAGATGATTCGAGTTTTGACACATACAGGATTGGTTGATGTTACTGATGACCATTCTTTGGTAAAGTCTGATGGTTCAGAAATTTCGCCAAAGGATGTAAATATTGGAACTGAGCTTCTTCATCATGAATTGCCTACTATTCCAATTTACGCTGATAATAAAATTACTAAGGAGGAAGCCGAAATCATGGGATTCTTCTTTGGTGATGGAAGTTGCGGTGAGTATGAATGTCCTTCTGGAAAAAAGGCTTCGTGGGCACTAAATAATGCTTCTATGGAATTAATAAATAAATATTTGAATTTGTGTAAGATTGCATATCCTGAATTTGAATGGACATGCATGGATACATTGGAAAGTTCTGGTGTATATAAGATTTCACCAAGGTGTCAAAAATATGGCTCTATTGCCAATTTCGTAAGAATGTATCGGTCCAAGATATACAACGATAAAGCAAAAATAATTCCTTATGAAATTATTACAAGTAGATTAGAGATACGACAAGCGTTTTGGAATGGCATGTATGATGCGGACGGAGATAAAGATAAAAATGGATATATTCGAATCGACCAAAAAAATCAGATAAGTGCTGCACATATTTGTTGGCTAGCATCAAGTTTAGGATGGAAAACATCAATTAATACTCGACAAGATAAACCAGATATCTATAGGGTCACAATGACTAAAAAAACACAGCGTAAAAATCCAATTTCTATAAAAAAACTTCACGAAATCCCATATAATGGTTATGTGTATGACCTAACAACAGAAAACCATCACTTCGCAGCAGGAATAGGCAAAATGGTAGTACATAATACGGATAGTGTATTCTTTACGTTTAATCTAGAAAATCCAAATACTGGTGAGAAAATCCGCGGAAAGCCAGCCCTCGAGGCAACTATTGAAATTGCCCAAGACGTTGCATCTCTTTGTACGAGATACTTAAAACCACCTATGGAACTCACTTATGAGAAAACCCTTATGCCATTTATTCTGCTTTCTAAAAAGCGCTATGTAGGTATGCTTTATGAGACAGATGCCAATAAGGGTAAACTTAAGTTCATGGGTCTCTCCTTGAAACGTCGCGACTCATGCGACTATTTAAAGGATGTTTATGGAGGTATTTTGAAAATCCTTATGGATACAAAACGGACTAATTCTATTCAGGCATCGATAGAATATTTGAATCAATGCTTGAACGAACTAGTAGAAGGTAAGGTCCCGATGGATAAACTCATGATTACAAAGGCCCTGCGTAGTGATTATAAAAACCCCGCCACGATTGCGCATAAAGTCCTAGCTGATAGAATTGGTAAGCGCGACCCTGGAAATAAGCCTAAGCCAGGAGACCGAATGAAGTTTGTGCACTTTGTTTGTCCAGAATCAAAGACTGGTAAAAAGGCTCTTCAAGGCGATAAAATAGAGACACCTGAGTTTATAGTACAAAATAATCTTCAAATTGACTACAACCATTATATTACGAATCAGCTTATGAAACCACTTCAACAGCTATTTGGTCTAGCGCTTGTACAGATATGGGAAATGCAAAACAAAAAGTCCGCGATTAAAACCTATCAAAAGGATATCGACGAGCTCTGGAATGAGTTTCCAGATATTGAGGTTTATATGAAAAAGAAGGAAAAATACTGCTCTGCAAAAGTAAAAGCATTATTATTCGATAAGGTGCTCGACAAAATTTATAACACGAAGCATGGTATTCAGACAATATCAGCGTTCTTTCGACCAGTCAATTAATTATCTAGGGTCGTTTTAATATGATTTTAGGCATTGTTTTAGATTGTGTAATTGGCATAACCAAATTATTTTTTTTTGAATTATACATTTTCATTTTAAGTTGAGGCAGCGGGGTTTTTAATACGACATTGTTGGTTCGTTGTAATATATCAACGGGGGTTTTACTTGATATGTCATATTTCATCAAAAAATCCACTGGGGGAGATGGAAACAAATTTGTAGGGCACTGCGCATCAACTAAGTCGTGTTTTTGTTGTTTGTAGCTCTCATAAAATACGATATATTCTTGGTGAAAAATGTCTGGATAATTCTTTAAAATATCATCTAGGGTTGAATGCAGTCTATAAATTAAACCGTGCATTGTATTAATTGAGCCAATAAACGCATTATCACAGCCAAGAAATGGTTCGTTTTTCAAAAATACGTTTATTTTTGGCACTATTTCGCAATTTGCTTCAACAAAATCTAGTATTTGTTTTTTTTTAAACCCAAACGAATTTCGCAAAACATCAAACCGCATATTTAATACTATATGCTCTTGGTCTTTATAATATTCTTTTATGTTTTTTATCCCCTGATATATTCCATAAATCATATTTTTCCATCCACCTAATGGCATTTTTGTATTACATACAAACCCACTTGTTTCGCCAATTAGTTTGATTTGACTATCATCTAGTATTATTATGATTTTTATATTTAATCTGCGAAAATAGTTTTGTATTAAATATTCATTGACAATGGTATTATCTTGTTCAATTTCTCTCCAACTAATATTTGATTGAACGATGTTCCATGTTTGAATATGTATTTCCAAATTGTCGACTATATCTGATATATCAGCTACTAAATTATATAAATCATTATTATCAAAACTATCGCGAATGTGACCGCGTAATAGTAATATCATATACATTAACGTGATAAAATATTCATTGACATGTCTATGTTCTGTTCATCACTATAGTTTTGTAATATATTTGTTATGCTTGTTGTTATAGTCTGAATTAAAGCATTGGTATTCGTATTATCAATTATATTATTTGAAGTATCAATGATAATTGGGGAAACGTATCCATTTTGGTTTTCATTTTCGTTTATATTACTAGGCCGCGATAATGTACGAATATCATATCGACATACTGGACAACGCACATTTGAACGAAACCAATTTTGCAGCGCTGTTTCACAAAATGTATGTCCACAATGTATTATTCTACGCACCATTTCACCCTCCTCGAAATCTTCTAATGTGATTGGGCAACGCGTATTTGATGTTGTTGCAGAATCATATTCTAAGAATTGTGTTGCGCTCTGTATTTGTTCTTGTGTAGGGCGTACAATAACATTTTCATTAAATGTAGAGGGAATTACGTTCCCAGATAAATCAGTTATTGGGTAAATTAACCACGATAAAAACCGGTTTGAGTCGTGGTTATGTTCCCAATGACGATTCGTATTTTGTCTGGTTGGTTGTGCATTTGTTCTAGGTACATTTGTCGTAGTTTGACGAACGCGAATTGGTGGCTCACGTAAGTTACTTATTGACGTTTGTATTGTTTGTAATAATTGCAAGGTTGTACGGACATTATTATTAAAATCGCGCATTTGCTCATTATAACCATAAATAAGTTCTCTAAGTATTGTTAAAAGTTGCGTTTGTTCATTAGTGAAAACTTGAGTAGGCATCTCTCTCTGTCTACCCGCACTTCTACGAAATTCATCTAAAAGCATGGCGTCTAATATGTTTCGCAATTGATTATCCATAATAGCTAATCTATATAAAGATTATTGTTTATATAAATTAGGATATTTATTAAAATTCAAATGGACCTATCAAAATATCATAATAAGGGAATGACCGGCCTTGCAAATCTGGGAAATACATGTTTTTTAAATTCGTGTATGCAGGTTCTCAATCATACGTATGAACTAAATGAATTTTTAGATTCCAAAAACATAAAGTCCGTCACCAAAAAGGATTTGCCTGATACAAATATTTTAATAGAATGGGATGATTTACGCAATCTGATGTGGAGCGGAAACGGAATAGTTACCCCTCGCAAATTCGTTTATAATGTCCAGCAAATCGCCGGTATTAAAGAAAAGGATATTTTCACTGGCTGGGCACAAAATGATATGCCTGAATTTTTATTATTCTTTATTGATTGTATTCATAATAGTGTATCGAGAAGTGTTACTATGAAAATAAACGGGAATACAGAGAACGACATTGATGAAATTGCCGTAGCATGTTATAAAATGTTACAAACTACTTATGAAAAAGAATACTCTGAAATAATGAATATATTTTACGGTGTTTATATATCAGAAATCGTATCTAAAGAGACCGGTAAACGACATGCATTAAAACCAGAATCATATTTTATTTTGGATTTGCCAGTAATGGACGAAAATGGGTTCGCAAAAACCATATACGACTGCATCGATATATATTCAAAACCCGAAATATTAGAGGGCGACAATGCATGGTTTAATGAAAAGACTGGACAGAAAGAGGACATAAAAAAACAGATATCTTTTTGGAATTTTCCAAATATTATAGTAATTGTTTTAAAACGGTTTACGCCAGATGGTTCGCATAAAATAAATACTCAAATTGACATACCTATCGATGATTTAGATTTATCAAAATATATTAGGGGATATAATGCTGGAACATATAAGTACAACCTTTATGGAATATGTAATCATATTGGCGGTGTTATGGGCGGACATTATACAGCCTTTGTTAGAAATGCGGAAAACAAATGGTTACACTTTAATGATTCAAATGTAGATATTGTTGAGAACCCAAGTAACATTATTTCGCCTATGGCATACTGTTTATTTTATCGTAAAAAAAATAACTGATTATAATATAATAATAATAAATATTAATGATAGAAACATATGAAGATGCAAAAACTAAATGGGCACATTCACAAACAAATGCACCAGCAACTACAAAAACTGATAATAAACAAACAGTAAAGGATAATTCTGGCAATAATGTGTCGATGACAAGTAGCAACAATTCTGGAAATAAAGAAGTGGGGATGACATATGAAGATTTAATCGATTTGATTTTCAATAAAACAACCGTTATTTATCTATTGGTGTTTTTAGGCATATATTTTGTTGCCTATTTTGGATTGGGACTTGTATTTAATAAGGGTGGCGATACGTCTACATTCCAGATAAATTTGAGTCGCACCCTGGACTTTTTGTTTTTCTTCATGGTTCTCATATTAATAGTTTCATATTTATATAGCTACGACTCTGCTAAGCAATCAAATATTTTTTCGGGAACATTTGACAGCATAACTAGGTTTATTGATAAACCCAGTTCAATCTTGATAACTATTCTATTTTTAATAGTGTTCTATATTGTTGTTTATTTATTCAGAATTCCTATGAGTAATGATACAAAACCCTTGTTTGTGTCCTTAATTGAGAACATTGCATGGTTATGTTTTATTATTATTGCAATTATTGATTTTTTCCAATATGTATTAGGTGTGCCCATTAAGACGTTCTTAAAAAACCTATGGAATAACATGCCCGATGACGTTGCTACTAAAAAAGTTGTCGATAGTTCTAATAATAAAGTTAACACGGTTGATAGCTCTAATAATGTTGTTGCTGCACATGACGAGGTATTTAATATTTCAAATAACTTATATACATACGACGATGCTCAGGCAATCTGTACGGCATATGGAGCTAAAATGGCCACATATGACCAAATGGAAGACGCGTATAATAAGGGCGCTGAGTGGTGTAATTATGGCTGGTCAGATGGTCAGATGATTTTCTTCCCTACGCAAAAATCGACATGGGAGGCGTTACAAAAGGACCCCAAGCGCAAAAACAACTGTGGTAGACCTGGTGTAAATGGCGGATATATTGCTAACCCATATGTCAAATTTGGCGTAAATTGTTTTGGTAAAAAGCCTAAGCCGAGTGACGCGGACCTTGCCCGTATGCATGCTACTGAAACCGTGCCCAAGACGGACGCGGATGTTGCACTAGATGCTAAAGTAAAATATTGGAAGGACCATGCAGCTGATTTATTAAAGATTAATTCTTATAATAAGAAGCAATGGTCTGAATATTAGGTTATTGAACTAATTATATAATGACGGCAATGATTATATAATTTATCTTTTTGTTTTTGTTTGTTTGTTTTTTATTTGTTTTATTTAAGTTTTCTTGTACTGCTTTTTACTTGTCTATTTGACTTAGTTCTCAATGGTTTAAGACCATGACATTTTGTAATCATATCAAATACTTTATCAAATAGTTTTGGGTCTATAACCTCGCAATCCTTATTTACTTTAATTGTTGCCTTTTTGCCACCGCCTTCCATTGTAACATCTGTTTGGGAATCTGATGAATTAAAATATTCGTCTGAAAATGCTAATAGGCCAACTGGGATAACTAAGTTTTCAAATCGCGTATGTTGAGAACCACCTCCTACCATTTGGCCGCTATATTTATGCTCTTCTTTTTTTAATAATTCTTGAATTGGGTATCCACCGACAAGCGTTGTTCCAAATTGATTATAAACATATTTTTCTAATGGTGCGGACTGATATTCTTGCATCTATATATATAATACATATATTTCAGTATTTTTTTACTTATAGTATGTTCTCTTAATATCGAGAGAAGTTGTTATTTCGCGCTTCTCTTTCAAAAACTCAATAATATATTCTAACTGTTTTTTATCGGGTATTATTTCAGCTAAAGACCGCTCTATATATCCATAACTTAGTGGCGAATATTCTTTTTTTTGGAATATGCGAAGTTCTCCGTCACTAATACCAATTTTGTTCTCTAATAGACCATTTGTATTCATATATTCGCATATTTGTTCAGATAGTTCGGTCTTTGTTTCGCGGAGTTTACGGGTTTTTTCATTTACGATTTTTAATTGTGA